GAAGGTACAGCCGTACTACTTTCGACATCAAAAGATCCAAGCTCAAATTCAATAGATCCAAAGACCAAAGTCGAGATTCGCAGGGGTGACGAATGGGCCAACGGGTTTATTGTTCGCAACGGAACCGACCCCGACAAGATTTCTGTCGAGAGGATTGGGAATCCCATGGTGACGATCAGCAACCTGCGTTGGGAGTTAGACGTTCGCCCTTGTCAACCTGAGCCCGCAAAAGCTCAACCCACTGTTTCCTTTGATTTCTAATGTCTGAACTCGGCAGAAAACACCCCATCAGGGTCGATATTCGTTTAACCGCTGCAGAGCGAGATGCGCTTTCACAGGAGGCCATACAACGTGGCATCACGCGACAGGAGCTGCTGAGGGCTCGCGTGTTGAGCGAAGCAAACCAGCCAGCACCAATCCCTGAAATCAAGCCTGTGCATTACAGCAAGGGGCGGGATTCCATTGACCGCGCCATTGCTGCTGTCAATCGCCGCTATGACGTTCCACACGCGCAGCTAGAGCCATTGATCTGCACTGTCATCTGTGCCTTGAATGCAAAAGGTTGACACGGGTATGCCCCGGATGTATGTTGTGTGCATCGGGCGGAGATCGCTCGACACTTTCGCTTCAACACCATGCTCGACTATCACCACACCTGGCTTAACTTATTTGATGAATTTCAAGCCAGTCAAGACAGGCTTGATTCGTCAAATTTTCTCAAGCTCGTGCCTGTCGAGCCTCGTTACACCGTTAACGCTTACAAAGGCTCTAACCACATTTGGGAAGACTGGGCCTACGACAATGACGAGTTACAAAGCCTTAAAAACGCCGCCACTGAAGCTGGCTTTGCCTACACCGTGGAGCCAGTCAAATGAACGGCTATAAGTTTCCCCGCACCATTGCCGACCTAGACGATGCGCCGTGGTGTCACAGCTACGAGCGCCCTGATCTGCCGATTGGCAGCGGCGACGGCTGGTTTATTCACGTTCATGCCGACTGGCTTCCGCCCGATCACGAATACGGCGAACGCTGCAGCGCCTGCGGTTATTACTTCAAAGACGTGCTAATTGATCTCCGCGAACTTTGGAACAACTACATGCAATCACCTGATTAAGCACGCGTCGGGGCGCCTGATGCCTGGTCTCACACAGCAGGCTGAAAGCTATAAAACACCCACCCCCGTGGGAAAAGCAGGGCGGGCCCGGTGTCCCGATCAATACCCCGACTTCAAACATGGACAAACAACTCAAAGCAAAACAACGTCAAAATGAGTTACGTGCCTTCCTTTTCTATGAAGCCAAACTCAGCGCTGCCTATCGCCAAGCTGCGTACGCTCGAGCCAGACGGACGCATCATGATCACAGTTGGCGAGCAACCGATTCAATTCAGGTCGATTGTGAGTAGCCATCACCTCGTCGAGGAAAAGATCATCCGCCTTCAAAGCTATTGGCTTAAAGCCAGTCAAAACCAAGAGCTTTGACCTACCATCTACTCGTTCCCCTGTTAACTTCAGGGCATGGCAAAGAGTACGAACGCTGAAATTGAAAGCAGGGTCCGCATTACTTACGGCTTATTAATTAAGTCATATTCTCGATTTGAGATTTTGCAATATGCGGCAGAGCAGTGGGATGTCTCTGAGCGGACTGCCGACATCTATATGCAACGTGCTCGTCAGTTAATCCAACAGGACGCAGAGATTGAGCGCCCTGAATGGTTGGCTGCCGCCATCGCACGCCTTGTTAAATATGAGCAGAGGGCTGGCAAGGACGACAATTTGCAGCTTGCAATCAAGGCTTTAGAAACTCAGGCCAAACTTCTTCGATTTGACTTGAGCTGATGCCGTTGCTCTCAGGCATCACAGGCAATGAGCCTCTTCTTAGGTTCGTCAAGGACATACAGACTTTTGAACGACCAACAACAGCAGAAGTTCTTGCACGCGTTCAAGATGGCATGTTGTCCCATCAGGTCAAATTCTGCGAAGACATTGAGCACCGCAAACTTGGGCTTGTCTGCGGATTTGGGGCAGGCAAGACATACGGCTTGATCTGCAAAAGTGTTCACATGGCTGCCTTAAACGTGGGCCACGTTTCAGCCTTGTTTGAGCCGATAGCACCGATGTTGAGGGATATTCTTATGCGTTCAATGGATGAGCTGCTTTTGAAGTGGCAGATCCCTTTTGACTTTCGTGTGAGTCCCTTGCCGGAATACACGCTGCATTTCGCAGAGGGTTCGCACACCATCCTTCTTCGCACCATGGAAACGGCCAATAGGATTCGAGGGCAAAATTTGTGCGCTGTTGGATTTGACGAGGCTGATACCGCAAACAAGTCAGTTGCGACCCAAGCGATGCGGATGGCACTGGCTCGGCTTCGTTCTGGCAACGTGCAGCAGTTTTACGCTGCCACTACCCCAGAGGGATTTGGCTGGGCGTTTGACACGTTTGAAAAGAACGCAAGCAAAGACACCGCTTTGATTCGTGCCAAAACAACTGACAATCCATATCTCCCAGAAGGTTTCGTTGATTCGTTGCTAGAGAACTACCCAGAAAATTTGATTAAGTCTTATCTGAACGGCGATTTTGTAAACCTAAATACTGGGCAGGTTTACGATCGTTTTGATCGTGCTAAACACGTCATCACAGAATTACCGAACGTTGAGAACGAACCTTTAAGGATCGGAATTGATTTCAACGTCGCAAACACCAATGCTGTTGTAGGGGTCCGCATTGGCGACCGACTCGTGATAATAGATGAAATCGCACAGGCTCACGATACAGAGAGCTTGTCTAGAGAAATAAGAAGGCGATATCCTGATCAAAGAATCTATGTTTACCCCGATGCCTCGGGTTCTAGCCGCCATACCAACAGTTCGCGCACGGATATTGCAATTCTTGAATCGTTTGGGTTCTCGAATCAGTCAGGCAAAAGCAATGGTGCCGTACGGGATAGGGTTCTTGCTGTTCAGGTGCTGCTGGAAAACTCAAAGCAACAAGTCCGAGTTCAAATCTCTGACAAGTGCAAAAGATTGATTGAATGCCTTGAGTTGCAATCGTGGAATGCAAAAGGCGAGCCAGACAAAGAGGCAGGTTATGACCACTTTTGTGACGCGTTTGGATATCTGGTCGTAAGAGAATTTTCCCCACTTCATGCGCGTGCTGGACGGGGCACTGGCATTAGGCTCTACTAAACTGTGGCATCGGGCGGGATTTAACTGTGTATTCAGGCTTTTCTGGTGGTCGTCAGCGTGTTGGCAACGTCACGACGGTAGACAGTCCGAATACAGCCTGGGCAAGCATGGAGCCCCATTGGGAGCTGCTAGAGGCGCTCCAAGGCGGAACTTTTGCGATAAGAAAAGGCCATCGAAAATACCTTCCGCAAGAGCCACGAGAACAAGACCTTAGCTACGATGTCAGGCTCCAGCGGTCCGTCTGCTCCCCTTATACAATTCGAATCGAGCGGATGTTGGCGGGCATGTTGACCCGCAAACCGGTCAGACTTGACGATGTAACTGATCAAATCCGCGAGCAACTATTCGACGTTGACTTGCAAGGCAATGACCTTCAATCTTGGCTTTTTTCTACGTCAAGGATTTGCCTGAGGTACGGCCATGTTGGTGTTCTTGTTGATGCTCCTAAGGCCGGTGAAAACGGAAGACCTTATTGGGCGACCTATGACCCAAGGAGCATTATTGGCTGGCGTTCAGACCTTAAAGATGGCAAACAAGAACTGACGCAGCTTCGTCTTTCTGAAAAGATCCTTGTGCCGGATGGCTTGTACGGAGAGAAGCAGGTCGAGCAAGTGCGCGTTCTGACTCCTGGCGCATTTGAGATCTTCCAGAAAGATCAAAAAGGTGATTTCCGTGTTGTTGATGAAGGCACAACAAGTTTGAGCGAGATCCCGTTCAGCGTTGCTTATTCCAACCGCACAGGCGTTTTGGAATCGTTCCCACCTTTGGCTGATATTGCAGAGCTAAATCTGCAGCACTATCAGGTTCAATCTGATCTTTCGAACCAACTGCATATAAGCGCTGTTCCATTATTAGCCCTATTCGGATTCCCGCAGTCTGCTGAAGAAATCAGTGCCGGGCCAGGAGAAGCTTTCGCGCTCCCCTCAGATGCGAGGGCCGAATTTATTGAACCCGCTGGCAACAGCTACGACGCGCAGTTCCGAAGGCTTGACCAGATCGTTTCGCAAATCAACGAGCTTGGTCTTGCTGCTGTGATGGGCGCAAAACTTAGCGCAGAAACTGCTGAATCAAAAAGGATTGATCGCAGTCAAGGCGATGCGACGATGATGCAGGTAGCAATGCAAATGCAAGACCTAATCGACAACTGCTTGCGGTTCCACGCTGATTACTTGCAGGAGTCACAAGCTGGCAGCAGCCTTGTCAATCGTGATTTTATGGGCGCAAGACTTGAGCCACAAGAGATTCAAGCGTTGTTGCAGCTTTACACCGCTGGCACGGTGACACAAGAAACGTTGTTGCTGCAGCTAGAGGCAGGAGATGTACTAGGAGATGAGTTCGATGTTCGAAATGAGCTTGAAGCAACGCAGGCAGGCGGTTTACTTGAAACACCGCAGCCGGTTCCAGAGCAGGCAGTCACAATGCCTGAAGGTGAACCGGAGGTAAACGATGAGCTGGTTGGATAATTTGCGTAAACCAACAGCAGAGCAACCATCAAGCCGAGATTTCTTTTACTCACATGACAGGCTTGCTAATCAGTATTTTGCAGTTATCAGACTGACGTGGTACTTGGACGGCAAGGTTTGCGCCGTAACCGAAAGCAGTATTGCGACTTATGACAAAGATGTCGTGGCGGAATTTACGTCAATCTTGGATAACGCTCTAAAGCTTGGCGCGGATGCTTCTGTCGTTTGTATTGAAGAAGCTCAAGCCCTTGGCATTTATGAAAAATGAGCACACCGGCAGAGTTTTATAACAACGCAATAAACCTCAACCGTTACGGCAATGGCGTATCCAAACGAATTATCAACGCAT